GTCTAATTGATAACCAACTTTATTGAAGCACTTCTCTAATATTTTGTTTGTAAAAATAATCGGAATAATATTTCTGCTATCAGAAGCACTCGCAGTATATCTCGGATAACCGTTGTCAAATAGTGCATAAAAGACAGGATAAGCCGCAGACGCAGACGGGAGAGAAGGGGGATTATTAAACTGCGCAGCAATTGCGTCTGTGTAATTGAATGTATCTGTGCTATCCCATACATCGGCAAGTTTTATCTCGTCAAGTTTTTTAAACACATCCCCAACATCGCCAATCACCACACACTCATACTCATACGATTTGAAATTGTCATTGATACGAACTAAATACATTTTACCACGCAATACCTCAATATCATTGCGGTAAATGACAACATTAGCACCGTTTTTTACATCAAAATTTCTATCAACTGAAACGTTGTAAACTTTCGCAAAGTAGAGGTTGTTTTTTTCCGTACCTTTAAATACTATTGTCTTACTGTAATCGCTTTTTTTCTTTGTTACGTCCCGTATTTCAAAAATGTTCTTTGTTATCGGAACAACTGTGCTTTCGTCAATATCCAACTGCACCCAACCTTCGTTGGGGATATTCATTAGTATCTTGGTCTGAATTAGCATATTAAACCGTTATTGAATAACCAACGTTGATAGTTACTGGTATTTGATATATTTTATCCGTACGATATTTTTTTATCTCAACACCTTTTTCAACAGAGTGGCAACGTTGTAAATTAGGGTTATCAAATGTATTGAACCAAACATACTTTGAAGTGAATAAATCAGCAATTCCTTCCATGTCTTTGTCATTGTCAATCATTGCACTTATCGCTTTAATTTGATAGTCAGCACGTGAGTAATACGTATCACCAAACTTATAACCATCATTTTGATTTTTGCTTTTGTTTAAAATAATTTCTGTTTTATTGATATTCCTTGTAACTTTGAAAACCGGAAAATACCAACTATCAATCTGCCCGTTTGAATTAACCCAATACAACATTAAACCGTCATTTTTCAAACATCTTACAATTTCGTATTCAAGTCCGACAATAATATTTTTGTTCACGTGGTCATCATATTGATATACCATAAAAGTGTTGTCTATTGAATAAAATGAAACTAAATCATAAAACAATAAAGACAATGAAACGTCTTTCGTTGTTCCAATCAATGCATTAAATAAAAGATTATTCACCGAAACAGGCACATACTGCGGTAATTGTGGGTTTAATATTTGTGCGGCGGCGGGAAATAAAATCTCGTAATATATCTCACCGCTTGAAAGATTAATACCATTTGCAACTAAATTGCACCAAAGAAAATTAAAAGGAATATGAAAATATTTTTTTAATTTTCTTCTGTCAACACCACCTCCACTGTAAACACTTACAACATCCTCAATTTTGAAATAATCAAATAAATACATGTAAGCATTCGTGTTCGCAAGATTTGGAAACAATGAATACGTCGTCGGTGTGGTGAAATATGCCTCTCCAACATCAATAAATACACGTTTTCCAGCACGTCCTGTTTCTGCTAATATGTATGTGGTTGTTGGAGAAAAATTAGGCAATTCAATTGTTACTATATCTCGTATAATTTCCGATATATTCAAATAACACTGATTAGTGCCAACCAAAGGTGGGATAAACAACCGCAACTTCGGTTGTCCCCAAAACGTCATTCCGGGAACTGATATATCAATGATGAACTTAAAACCATTATTAGACGTGTTGTTACTCGCAAAAACAAACACATCGTCACTATTGTTTCCTACTACCGTCGGTGCAGTTACTATCGTTATAGCCATACTTTACGCAATTTTTACAATGATTTCTTTTTTCGTATGTTCCGCCAACACATCAACCATCTTATCAATTATTCCGCTGTTCATAGTATCTTCTATGAAATGATATCCCGGAATACCTTTTCGCTGAATTGACCTTGCAATAACAAACGCAAGTGATTTGTTCGCTGCTATCACTGTTTTACTTAACTCTTTTCCCTTCTTTCCTGTTTTCTTTCGTATCTCCCCCCTGTCAATTATCCCACGTCTTGCTATCCACCCAGTAGCACCACTAAACACACGTGTCGGCGGCATTTTGTCTCTGAATTTAAACTTTGATTTGCTCGCCGATGAATACGTTTTGTCTCTACCTCGCACGCCATGCTCAATAAACGTCGCATAATATGGCAGTGTTATCAAAACAAAATCATCACCTATTTGCATGTCCATCTCCTGCTGTAACGTTGAAGCGAATGGCTTTACTTTTGCACCCACTTCCGAAGCACGTTGCCGCATTGCGAAAAGCAAATTGCTTTTCATGTTAGTAATGAATTCATTCGCCAACTTCTCTAATACTTCTTTGTATTTGATTGATTTCTCCGCCATTGCTCCATGTATTTAAGATAAGACAAATGATTAAGCACCTCAATAGCACTCATCTCCAACACTTGCTCGTGCTTTGTTATATCCTCGTTCGCCAAAGTATGCAACACATGATACCACATCATTTCAACGTCGCCAATATTCCCTTCGCCATTCTTTTCTCCTGCTTTTCCAAATACCGCCGGGTAATTGTCTCTAATTTCTTTCTGAACTTGGTAAAAAAAAACAGTATCGGATAACCCTGCGAAAACAAGACATTCCTGCAATCAATACCGCTTTCATACCTTCCGCTTTCGTTTAACAAAAAACATGATATTATCTTGTCAAAGTTTTCAATCATATCTCTCTCATCTTTGCATTTACTCAATATCAACTGAATGTCAATGAATTGCCCTGTTTTTAAATCTTTCACAAACTGAACTACTTTAAAATGTCTTCCGTTAATATCAATTGCCTGCGGCATTGGAAACTCCGGCTCTTTTGTTTTTAAAAATGAAATATCATAGTCCAATAACTCCGAAGGGGTCATCTGCATAACTCGCTCATACGGCACGCCGTATAAAACAGTGATAATCTTTGCGTACATCTCTATATCAGACAATTCAACATCGTTGGAAATACGAACTATTTCCTGATACTCACGGATAGTGATGTTATTCCAATCCTTTTTCATATTATGAAGTTTTAATTATCCTGAATTCGTTCTTTTCCCCAACTGTCTGCATATAGGTCGCAACGGCATACCGCATTGCGTCCATTGCGTGGTCGTTGAATTTCAACGGCTTTTCAACCGTGTTGCCGTTTTTATCAGTCATGTATTTATACATTGCAATTTCTTTCAATACATTTGCAGAATCACTTGATACAAATATATTATAACTTTTCACACACTGAATGCCGTAATCAACATCTTTATTTGATTTGTAAACATTGTATCCGGCGTCAAACAACTCCTCTATTCTGTTTGCATCAGCACTATCGCAGTATATCGGTGCGTATCTGTCTATATTTAACTCATTTAAAATGTTTATAAAATCTTTATTAGTTATATTAGTTTTATAAACCAATTCGCGTACATACAAATTCTTGCCTGAAATTTTACATTCAATTAAAACAGTAGGATTGACAAAACCAAAGTCCACGCCGTAGAATGATTCTCCCTCTATATCCTGCCACCGGTCATTAAACGTGTTGTATTTCGGATAAATCAATTCCCTGCTTGAATTGCCCCATTCGCCCAATGCATAAACATTGTAATAGTCCTCGTCATGCTGCTTCAACATCTCCATCGTATAGACGTATCCCTCGTCTATGAATTTGTTGTCTAAATATGTTGTTTTAATTACTCGTTTGTTATAAGTATTCTGAACGTGCTTGCAAAGCCAATGCTGCTGTGATACCGGATTGAAAGAAAGTATCATGTAATTAAACGCCTTCGTCGTCCGCAACCGTAACTTTAATTGCAAATAATCTCTTTCTGTAAACTCCGTTGCTTCTTCCAGCCATATACAATTCGGTTCTTGTATTGATTTCAGTTTTTCTACCTTATCCGAGCCAGCTGCAATTAACTGATTTCCGGTTAACTCGCAGGTTATTGACATATCGTTTTCCCGGATATTGAATAACTCGTTTAAATTGAACTTGCTGATTATATCCTTGAACAAAAGAAATTGCGAAGCACGTATCGTCCTGTGAACTTTACGCAAATAAATGCACCTGAAATACTTTCGTTGCAAACATTGCAATATCAAATGAGTAGCAATAGCATAGGACTTGCCGCTTCCAGCACCGCCATAAAGTATCCACTCCGAAGCACTTTCCGTCTCAAAGTGCAGCGGTAACGCCCATGTGTTGAATATGTTGACATTTACACTAATCTTCACAACTTCTTTCTTTGTGATAAACCAATTAAAACTAATAGAATAAATAACTGAATTAAAAACACTATGATAAATATCCACATGAAAACTTTTCCGAAATAACTACGCTCATCAAAATCTTTCTTTTCTACAACATATCTATCTTTGTATATCGTTTTAACTATCGTGTCCCGCTTGACTTTCAACGCTGTAAATATCGTATCATAATGCTTAAATATCTTAATCGTCGCATTATCTCTATTGATAACCAGCGTGTCAATTTTTTTTCCAATCAAAACTGTGTCAAACTTAATTTCTTTTGTGTAAACGGTATCATAAATTTTCTCAATGTGCTTGTCAAGGTATGAATCACCATACTTTCCAATCGTATATTCAATTACGTATTTAGGTGAACGTTTAATCACTGCTTTGTCAATGTGATACCCTGCGGTACATGAAAACAAAAACAAAACGAAAATCAAAATCAAATTCTTTAAAACAATTTCAGGGTTAAGCAATTTTTGCGTTTTCTTATCTCTCAATGTCAAATGTAAATGTGCGCCGGTAGTTGCACCGGTATTTCCGGTCAATGCAATCAAATCACCTTCTTTCAACTTTTGTCCAACACTCACAAACACATGACTTAAATGTGCGAAGCCGTAAATGTAGTTATCATCGGCAACCTTGCACTGCTTCCCACCTAAATCATTCTCCCACACATTAAGAACTTCCATGTCTGTATGTGCAGTTATTTGAGTGCCTACCGGCGCAGCAAGGTCTATTCCATTGTGGAAATCTTTCTTTCCGGTTACCGGATGAACACGCTCACCAAATGGTGATGTTAAACGCAATTTTTGATACATCTCTTTTATTTTCATACGTCTTTTATTTTGATGTTAATATCTTCACCAGCAACACCAATAACTATTGGCGCTGTTAACCGGCATCCGCAATCGTGGAATAATTGCGAAAGCCCTTTTATTTTTATCATTTTGTAGTTTGCAGAAACCAAATAAATATACCACCCATCAATATCCTTGCCAAAATTCAAGGTGTCAAATACTCCGTCGTTGAGTATTTTATCACCGGCTTTGAGTGTAACGCTTCCATCAAGTATTTGGCTCATCTTTACCATTCGGGGTGTCATTTTCTTTTAATTCATCGTAAACTTTTTTGA